CAGCACCAACATCAATACCTGCGGCGTTAGCAAAAAATACGAAGTTACCGTTACCTAATAAAACTGCATCAGGTGCGTTAGTAAACGCAAATCCTGGATTATCATCTGGAGGAGATAATGGAGGTAAGGCTAATGGAGATAGCGGAGGATATGGTAACGTTACGCCTTTAAGTACTCATACACTTCCATATGTATTTCCAGGTAATCCTACTCCAGTTCCGTACCAAACTATTGTACCAAGAGCACCGCAGCACGAGCCTTGGCCACATCATGAGAATTTAAACCCTGTAGAATTTAAAAGAGACAAAACAGACAGAGAATCGATTGGTACACTTACAAGTACTGATGTGTTTGTTTCTCCTGATGCGTTTGATAAAGGTAAATCATCTGCTAGTTCTATCAGAGTATTAGGCACAGGCGGGAATATTACTAGCAGTACTATACCTAACAGTGGCGAAAACGACGATGCTGATACTATGCCGATTGATCGAACACCAAGTTCACAAACTCCACCTGCAACTGATCCTGATTATCGTCCATATTCAGGAACTGGAAAAGCATACGGCAAAGTAAAGTACGGTGAAGAAGGAGTAAACAGAGATCCGTTATACTATGATTGTAAAGGTAAGGCTCGCAGGCTTAGATGCGAACAACGACTTGAAGATTTATTAATTAAAGTTGCACTAGAATTAGATGTAAAAGTAGAAATCTTTAGCGGCGGGCAAATGCCAAAAGATCAGTGCCTATCAGAAGGCGGCTGGGAAGGGTATATCGGCGGTCAAAAAGGCTGGATACATCCATCTGAACCTGACATATTAGTAGGCACGGGTTCGCCTAGACACAATTTTGGATCTGCTGCTGATATTAGAATTTATGAAAACTCAGTAAGTCCAGAAAATCAAATATTATGGAATACTGCGTTAGGTGCAGAATTTGGAAGACTGTTTATTAAATACGGCGGAAGTAGTGCTGTAGGTGGCTACAAAAAGAATGGTAGACCTTATATGTCTTGGCCTAGTAATATACACGTAGATATTGTTGGAAATGACAGAGGCGGCGGCTTTTCTTGGTATAATCAAACAGCAACATGGGCTTCTAAAATATCTAGTGGTAGAGCTCAGCAAAATACTCGTATTCGATCAGCATTTGCATAAGGTAAATACAGTATGAGTTCATTAGAAAAAAATCTATACAAAAGGGTTACTGTACAAGGTAAACCGACGCCATCATCAGTTGGAAGATCTTATAGAGGATTCTCTAGTATTAACGAAAATACCGAAGGATTTGCATTATATGATTTTGAGCTTATTAAACAAGACATTATTAATCATTTCCATATACAACGTGGCGAAAAACTAAGTGATCCGTATTTTGGATGTGTAATTTGGGATCTATTATGGGAACCATTTACTGATGATGTGCGAGATGCTATATTAGAGAATGTTACAAATATTGTAAACTATGATCCGAGAGTTCAAGTTGAGAATGTATTTGTTGATACTTATGAATCAGGTATTGAAGTAAGTTGTTTATTATCCTATCTGCCTTACAATATTTCAGAGCAATTATTGTTTCGATTTGATCAACAAAGTACTAAAGATTAATAACAGATACTATTATTTCCTTGCATAAATATAAACATTATTGAAGGAAATTTTTATGTCATCAACTGATAGGCAATCGCGATTATTAGCAACAGAAGATTGGAAACGAGTTTATCAGTCTTTTCGTAATGCAGACTTTCAAAGTTACGACTTTGACAACTTACGTAGGACAATGATTAATTACCTACGTCAAAATTACCCAGAAGACTTTAATGATTATATTGAAAGTTCAGAATATCTTGCGCTAATCGATTTAATTGCATTTTTAGGACAAAACTTATCCTTCAGAATTGACTTAAATGCTAGAGAAAACTTTTTAGAAACAGCAGAACGTCGAGAAAGTGTTCTAAGATTAGCTAGATTAATTTCGTATAATCCTACAAGGAACAAAGCAGCCAACGGACTATTAAAGTTTGATAGTGTATCAACTACTGAAGGTATTATTGATACTAACGGTAATAATTTAGCCAATAAAACTGTAGTATGGAATGACAGATCAAATCCTAATTATTTTGAACAATTTAATAAAATTTTAAATTCTGCATTGCCAGGTGAAAACTCTATTGGAAATCCATCTAACATTGCAAATTTACAAAATATTACTACTGAGCAATATACATTTAATGCGTTAAATGCAGATGTTCCGATATATAATTTTGAAGCTGTAGTAGAGGGTATATCTACTAAATTCGAAGTTACAAGTACAATTATAAGCGAAGATTCAATAATTGAAGAACCACCATTACCTGGAGTTAGTCCATCGTTTGTGTATAGAAATGACGGTCAAGGCGCCGGAAGTTCAAATACAGGATTTTTTATGCACTTTAGACAAGGTACAATGGATAGTGCTGTGTTTGATATTACTAACCCAATTCCAAATCAAACTGTTGCTATTGATAATTCAAATATTAATAATTCTGATTTATGGCTATATGGTATTGACACCAATGGTTTTGAACTTGATTTATGGACAAAACTTGATTCGGTTGAAGGTAACAACATAATTTATAACAGTTTATTTGCTAATAACAAAAATGTTTATGCAGTTACTACTCGAGTAAATGACAGAGTAAATCTTGTGTTTAGTGATGGTGTATTTGGTAATTTACCTGCAGGTAAATTTCGTTTGTATTATAGAACTAGTGATAATAGAAATATGGTAATTAACCCTAACACTATTAGTAATGTAACAATCGAAATTCCTTACGTAAGTAAAATTAATAGACAAGAAACACTGACAATTACACTAGGATTAAAAACTTCTGTAACTAATGCAAGACCGTCTGAAACAGATGCAGATATAAAACAAAATGCTCCAGCAACTTACTATACACAAAACAGACTAATAACTGCTGAAGACTATAATATTGGTCCTTTAGGGATTGATCAGGATATTATTAAAACACGAACTGTAAATAGAATATCAAGTGGAATAAGTAGGTATTTAGATTTACGAGATCCAAGCGGTAAGTACTCAGCAACAAATTTATACGGTAATGACGGAGTATTATATAAAGAAGAATTCACAGATAGTTTTAATTTTTCGTTTGTAACACAATCTGATATTGAAGGCATATTATATAGTGACATTGAACCTAGGATTAAGTCTCCAAATATAAGAAATTTTTATATTGCAAATTTCTTTAAACAAAGCACAATCGATTTACAAGCATATTGGAAACAAGTTACATCAACTACAAATGCATCTACTGGTTATTTTGAAAAGACTCTTGACAGCGGCGAAATATTTTCTACACCTAGCGGAAACAACGTCGACAATGATAACATTTACCCAGTAGGAACTTACACAGTAAATGCACTTAAAAATTTACAAGCAGGAGCATTGTGTAAATTTGAAGCACCTACAGGGTATCACTTTATGGGCGATACAATAATGGCAGGTACAGCTGACCATCCAGGTTCCTCTACATATAAATGGGTTTCGGTACAATCAGTCGATGCTGACGGGACGCTAAACACAATAACAGGTCAAGGACCTATTACATTTAATGACGTAATTCCTAATGGTTCTTTATTAGTAGAAATACTGCCAAAATATGCATTAGCATTATCTGCAGATTTAAAAACTCAAATAATAGATAGAGCATTTTCTTACAAAGATTTTGGCATACGATATGATCAAAATAGTGCTCAATGGAAACTTATAAAATCAGAAGACATTAATACAACTTCTAAATTTGGTTTGCAAAACGCCGGTAGTACTCTTTCATCTAACTTAGATTCGAGCTGGATATTTTATTTTAAAACTAACGGACAACAATATACAGTTAATTATAGAAACATAAGATATATTTTTGAAAGCAAAGACGAAATAAAATTCTTCTATGATGGTAATAACAAAGTATACGATCCTAAGACTAATCAAGTACAACAAGACAAAATTACTGTTTTAAATATTAACACACAACCTGATCAATTAAACAATATAGCATTTAATAACGATTTTGTTTGGCATATTTCTGATTCATATACTGACTCGTTTGGCTACGTTGATAATACTAAAATACAGTTAAAATTTGTTGACAGTGATTCGGATGGTATAGCTGATAATCTAGGAGTGTTCAATGATATTATCGGCAATGACAAATATATATTCCAGAAAATTACTAAAAAAGATAACATCATTTCACAACGATATTTTGATAATAGCAATGGTACTATTAATACTGAATTTGCTAATGACTCAGAATTAGGTTCTTATGTAAATTTTGATGATGGACAGATTTTTTACTTTTCTGATTTTGATTTATTTAAGGTATTAAATAAAACTCAAAATAATCTTAGTATTATAAATGACTATAAAGCATTTATAGGTAGAGATAATTTAAAATTTCATTATGTACATGTTTCTGATTCTAATTATAGAATTGATCCAGCAACTTCTAATATTTTAGATACGTTTTTGCTTGTTAAATCGTATGATCAAGCAATGCGAGCATATATTAACGGTGGTCTTAGTGTAAAGCCTTTACCACCTAGCACTGACGAGTTATTTAGAAACTACGGGTCTGAAATTTATCAAATAAAAAGTATAAGTGACGAAGTTGTATTTCATCCAGTAAAGTATAAAATGCTGTTTGGCGATAAAGCTAACGAAGATCTTCAAGTAACATTTAAAATTGTAAAAAATGATAGAATTGCCATTAACAACAATGAACTAAAGAGTAAAATTATTGATTTAATAAATCAATTTTTTCAAATTGAAAATTGGGATTTTGGAGACACATTTTACTTCCAAGAACTTAGTTCTTATATAATGAATGTGTTAAGTCCAACTTTGTTGAGTATAGTTGTTGTACCAAAAAGATCGACACAGACATTTGGTAGTTTATTTGAAATAAGTGCCGAATCAGACGAAATATTTATTAGTGCTGCCACAGTTGATAATATAGAAATTGTTGACAAACTAACAGCTGATAATTTACAAGCATCAGGAAATGTAGTAACAACTATTACTACGTCAACATCTGAAGTACAAAGTAGAACTGTATCTACTACATCAAATACAGCAAACACAAGTGCAACAAGCACCGGTAATTCAAGTTCGAGTAGTAGTGTAAGTTCGCCTAACTCTGGAAGTTCGAATAATTCAAATGGCGGAGGATATAGTTACTAATGGCCGATATACAAGGAGAATTTGGACTACCTACTCCAGATGACGATAAAAGACAGAGTGCTAGATTTTTACCTAGATTTTTTCGTTCAGAAGCAAATCAAAAGTTTTTACAATCTACTGTGGATCAACTTATACAACCTGGAGTTGCAGAAAAGATTAGTGGATACTTTGGACGTAAAGTTGCTAAAAGTTTTTTATCTACAGATAATTACATCGGCGATCCTGCTAGTAAAGATAGAGAAAACTACCAATTAGAACCAGCAACTGTTATCAAAGACAGTTTAGATAATGTAACTTTTTATAAAGATTATAATGACTATATAAACCAACTAAAATATTATAATGTAGATACTAGTAATCACAGTAATATTAATGCACAAGTAAGTTATCCGTGGAACCCAAATATTGATTGGGACAAATTTGTTAATTTTAGAGAATACTACTGGTTACCTGATGGACCAAATTCGGTTGCTGTACAAGGCCAGTCTAGAGAAGTTCAAAGTACATATACTATTACAGTTGATGATGCTGACGGTGATGCATCGTTTCAGTTTAATACTAAGTTGGAAAGAAATCCTACACTAAGATTATATAGAGGTCAAAAATATACTTTTGAAATAGATACAGAAGGACATCCGTTAGCATTTGCTCTAACAAAAAGTTTTAAGCCAGGTGAAGCAGTTGTAGTTGCTACAACAGAAGGCATCAAAGATGATGGTAAATTTGGAGTTGATTTATTCGGATCAACATATGACACCGGCGATTGGTTAGTATTACCAAATGAAGGTAGTGTAACGTTTGAAGATGACGAAAGTGTTTCAACATTATACCCTGACGGTATTCGTAAGTTAGGAGAAAATGGCGAAGAAGTTGCAAACGTTTATCTTGAAAAAGGTAAAATAGAATTTACAATTCCGTTTAACTCTCCTGATAGACTTTACTACATATCAAAAAATGATATAAATGTAAGTGGTGTAATAAGAATTTACGACATTGAGGAAAACACATTCTTAGATGTTGAAGATGATATTATCGGCACAAGAAAATACACTAGTGCCAATGGAATAGAATTTACAAACGGATTAAAAGTTAATTTTAGAGGACAAACTAGTCCTGAAAAATACGCTGAAGGCAATTATTATGTAGAAGGAGTAGGTTCTGCAATTAAGCTAGTACCACAGGAGTCTCTTAATGTAATTCAAACAAATTCTACAGATCGTCCTTTAGACTTTGATAAAAACGATTTTGATGAGTTACCGTTCGATAATGCTGAAAATTATTCAACAACAAAAGATTATATTGTAATTGGCAGACAAAGCATCGACGGAAACAGTTGGTCAAGAGCAAACAGATGGTTTCATAAGACCGTTTTACAAAAGACAAACGAATACAATCATTCTAATGAAGCAATCGACGAGTCGGGTAAAGCAAAAAGACCTATCATCGAATTTGAGCCAGGGCTAAGATTATTTAAATTTGGCACAAAAATTAAAAAAGATGTAGATCTAATAGATACGTTTACTACTGATGTTTTTAGCGAGGTTGAAGGTTCATTAGGATATAATATTGATGGTGTGAATATTGTAGAGGGTATGAGAATTATCTTTACAAAAGATACAGACAAACTAGTAAAAGACAAAATATTTGAAGTTAAAAAAGTTAAGATAGATAATGATGTTTTGATTACACTTATAGAATCAGAAGATACTGCACCTTTATTAGATGAAAATGTACTTATAAAATCTGGAAGTAATAACAAGGGTATTGTTTACTATTATAATGGAACAGATTGGATTAAAACACAACAAAAAACAAAAACTAACCAACAACCTTTATTCTGTCTATATGATGCTGATGGAAAGTATTATGGTGACTTAGAATTATTTAATAGTAGTACATTCCAAGGAACAAAAATATTCTCATATAAAGAAGGTAGAGGAACAGAAGACCCAGAGTTAGGATTTCCTCTTACATACCGTAACATAGAAAATAGCGGCGATATTGTATTTGATTTTAATCTACTAACAGACACCTTTAGTTACGAGGACGGTGAATCGGTTGTAACACTTAGTACAGATACATCTTTCCTTAAAAAATATTCTGCTTTAGACAAATTTGAATATGCAAATGGTTGGTCAAGTACACCTATGGAAACACGTCAGAAAGTAGTTAGACATTATATTGCTACACTTAATGCTGCAAATAATTTTGCTATTGATGTTTACAATGCTCCTGGTGATTTAAATGATTTAGTTGTAAGTGTATTTGTTAATAATAATATACAAAAAGAAATTACCGATTATACAATTTATAGACAGGATTCTAAAGCAACGGTAATATTTACTAACGACTTAAACGAAAATGACAGTGTTGTAATAAAGACTACTTCTGCTGCTGATAAAAATGACAATGGATTTTATGAAATACCTTTAAATTTAGAAAAAAATCCGTTAAATGAAGAAATTACAAGTTTTACATTTGGCGAAGTTGCTGATCAAGTTTTATCAATGGTAGAAGATTTGCAAGAATTTGACGGTGTGTTTCCAGGTAACAGTAATCTGCGAGATTTAGGAGATATTGATAAATTTGGAAAAAGATTTATTAAACATACAGGTCCTTTAAATTTACCGCTATATCACTTAACTAGTAAGAAATTTAATATTGTTAATGCTATAGAATATAATGCAAAAGAATATGAGAAGTTTAAAAGAGAGGTTATTAATACTGCAACTAATTTAGGCTTTGACGGCGAAACAAAACTTCATTTAGATAAAGTTTTACAAGAAATTAATAAAGATAAAACTGAAACACAGCCTTTCTATTTCTCAGACATGTTAGGATATAATACAACAAATAAAATTGTACATACTATATTTGATAAAGATGATAAGTTTTACGGATTATCTAAGAAATTTAATTTATCGAATCTATCAGAAAAATCAGTTAATGTTTATCTTAACGGAAAACAATTAATTTATAATCTCGATTATAATTTTACAGATGAAGGATTTATTAATCTAGATTCTGTTCAGCAAACAGGTGATATATTAGAAATATATGAATACGACAATACTGATGGAGCATTTGTTCCGCCAACACCTACAAAATTAGGAATGTATCCTCGTTATCATCCAGAAATTACAATTGATGATACATTTGTTAATGATGATGAAATTAATACAACTTTAGCCTATACATGTTATGGACAATTAGAAAATAATCATACTACACAAGGATGGTTTTATCCGTTATATATTGATAGAAGTACAGCAAGAGATGCTGATGCCAATGGCGAAGTAGAAACAATAAAGTTAAACGGTCTACCAGTATACTTTTATGCACCAAAGTCTTTAGTTAAAAAGGGCGTAGCACCAAATACCGATTATGAAGAATATCCTGTAATTGCATTAATAAGAGGTCACGACGGTAGTTTTATTAGAGCATATAAAGACTTTAGAGATAACTTGTTATTAGATTTTGAAAAACGTATCTATAATAATATTAAGATCGATTATACTAAAACCTTAGTTAATATACACAATTTTATATCAGGATCATATAGAAACAGTTATATTAATTCAGATAAAGTTAACGACATACTGTTAAAAGATTTTATTCAATGGATGCAAGGATCTAATATATCCGATTATACTAAAAATGACTTTTATAATGTAGATAATACGTTTACATACAATTATAGCACATCTGTAAATCAAAATGGAAAGTCGGTAGAGGGATTTTGGAGAGGCGTTTACATAAATGCATATGACACTGACCGTCCACATACACATCCGTGGGAAATGTTAGGATTTAGTATTAAGCCAGAATGGTGGGAAACACAATATGGTGCATCACCTTATACATCTGATAACATAGTATTGTGGAAAGATTTAGAAACAGGCACTATAAAAGATCCTAATGGTACTAAAATAAATCCTTTATATGCTAGACCCGGACTACTTAATTTTGTACCAGTAGATTCTCAAGGTAAATTAAAGTCACCGGCTGAATCAGGTCATATTGAAAATATTGTGTTTAGAGATTTAGGCAAACCTTTCAAATTTGGTGATCATTCTCCAGTAGAAACTGCATGGCGTAGAAGTAGTTCTTATTGTTTTGCATTAGTAAAAGCAATGCTACTTAATAAACCTGCACATTTTATGTCTATGGCTTTTGATACATCAAGAACAGTAAAAAATAATGCAAATCAAAACGTATATCTAAGTACTCAAAAACAAGTTAATTTAGCATCGTTATCATTACCAAATACAGTAAATCAAAATTCACGTGTGTTTACTAGTGGACTTGTAAATTTTGTGCATAATTTAATCGGATCAAATGTATATGCATTGTATGATGATTATCAGTATGATTTAAAAAATATAAACAATCAGTTAGGATTTAAATTAGCAGGATTTACAGACAAAGACAAACTAAGCATTATATTAGATAGTAAATCACCTACAAATGATCAACCGTCGGGTATTTTTATTCCCCAAGAAAATTATGATGTATTTTTAAATACTAGTTCACCTATAGATGTAATTGTGTATAGTGGTGTAATAATAGAAAAAGCAACAGATGGATATATTGTTAAAGGATACAACTTTAATAATCCTAATTTTAAATATTTTAAACCATTAACTAGACAGGGCGATAGAGAGTTTACATTTGGTGGTGATCCAGAGCCAAGTACAGATTGGACTGAAAATAAAAAATATATAAAAGGACAAGTAGTCAAGTATAAAAACGAATATTATAGAGTGTCGTCTAATTATACTAGTGATAGCGTCTTTGATACTAATGTTCATTTTAAACTAGACAATCTACCGGTAAACGGAGGAAAGTCTGTAGTTATTAAATCCACGTTTGAAACAAAGATTTCTAATTTAAACTACGGCACAAAACTTACAAGTACTCAGGAAGTTTGTGATTTCTTGTTAGGATATCAAGAATATTTAAAATCAACAGGGTTTACTTTTGACTATTTTAATGATAAATTTAATACTATAGAAAATTGGAATAATGCACTTCAAGAGTTTGTTATTTGGACGTCTGAAGGCTGGGCTTCTGGTACAATACTTTCGTTAAGCCCGGGAGCATATGCATTAGAATTTAAGAAAGATTTTGCAGTAGTAGATGATATATATGATGAGTTTTACGACTATTCGTTATTATCAGAACAAGGTTTACCGTTAAGGCAAAAATTTAGTAGTATTTTAAGAGACAACAATAGTTTTAGTTTAAAAACAAAAAATACTGACAGCGGAATTTATAATTTAGCACTGCCATTAGTGCAAAAAGAACATGTTGTAATAATTGATAACGAAACAGTGTTTAATGATAAAATTTATCAACCGAGAACTGGATATAGACAAGAACGTTTAAAGGTTCTAGGTTATCGCAGTGACAACTGGTTAGGCGGATTAAATATACCTGGATTTATATACGACGATACTCACGTTACTGAATGGACAAGATGGCAAGACTATAACATCGGAAGTGTTGTAAAATACAAAGAGTACTATTATGTTGCTAATAATGAAGTAGCAGGGTCGTATAATTTTGAATTTACTAATTGGGTAAGGTTAAATGAAAAACCTGAATCAAAACTAATAGCTAACTTTGAATACAAAATTAATCAGTTTGCTGACTTCTATGATCTCGATACTGATAACTTTGATTTAGAACAACAAAAGATGGCACAGCATTTAATTGGCTACCAAAAAAGAGAATACTTGTCAAATATTATACAAGATGATGTAAGTCAATATAAATTTTATCAAGGTTATATCCAAGATAAAGGAACTATGAATGCTCTTGATAAATTGTTTAATTCTATTAGAGGACAAGGTTTAGAGTTTTACGAAGAATGGGCACTACAGGTAGGAAAGTACGGTTCGACAGATAATATTAAACAGATAGAAATACCTATAACACAAAGCAATTTAAGAGAGTCTCCGCAATCGATTGAATTTGTAGAATATCTACCTGAAGAAACATTTGACAAAACTTACAGAGTAAGACCGTTTGATCTTTTAGATAAACCGCAGGATTTTAATGTAAACACATTCCCAACTACTACTAATAAAGAATATATTTTATCTGGTGGTTATGTTCATGAAGATGATATTGATTTTAAAACAGCAGCAATAACTGACCTAAAAGATGTTGACATTAATCAAATGAACATCGAACAATACATATGGGTTACATTCGAAAATCCAAATAACTGGAATGTATATCAAATTATAGATCTTGAAGTTAACTCCGCTAGTCTTTCTGTATTTGCAACTCCTGATGAATCTAATCAATATTATGCAACTATAACTCTTACAGAGAATCAAGGATTTAATTTAGAATCAGGAGACTACGTTGCTATTGTAGGTGCACAACTTTATAATGTATTTTCTTTTTATGAAGTAATAAGTTACATAGATAATCAAATTTTTATCAGAGTATCTGAAGACAACAACATAATTGACTTTGATTCAGAAAACTTTGACATTTATACAATTAAAAAAGTAAGAGCTAGTAACTTTGAAGAATTTAATACTATTGCTAGAGAGTCTAAGTTTGAAAGTCAGCGAGTATGGATAGATAACTATGCAGGAGAAAATCGCTGGGCAGTATTAGAAAATACACCATCTTATAAGGTGTTAGGGTCAATTGTTAATCCTGAAGATCCTGAAGACAGCACTAACTTAGAAGTTTTTACAGACTATGCAAGTGACTTTGCTATAAGTAGCAATAATAAAGATTTATTTTTGTCATCGCCTGAAAGCGGTAATGGTAAAGTATTTTACTATACACGAAATAGAGAAGATACTGCACATGAATTTGTACAAACTTTTACAAGTTTAGAATTGCCTTTTAGTACAGAAAATGCCAAATACGGTAAGTCTGTATCTGTTAGTGATGATGGAGAATTTTTAGCAATAGGTATTCCTGGGGCTAGTCAAATTAAAACAAAATATAAAGGCGACTATGTATCTAATGTATTGTATTCTAAAAGAGATATTGTAAAATATAAAGAGTCGTTATGGCGTGCAAATAGAAATATTGTACAAGAAGGAACAACACAGACTTTTGAAACATATGATAGTTATATTAACATAGAATCTAGAATAGATCAAGATAGTACAAACTTAACGTTACTTTCTCAAGCATATCCTGGACTAGGCTCAACGTCCGGTAATGATCATATTCTTGTAAGAGCTCCTCTTGCTCAGCATATTGCCACCACAACTGGAGACTATATAAGACTAAAATGGAATGAATTATCATACGTTAACGGTTCACTAACTTCAGTATATAAACCATGGAATGATACATTAAGTACATTTGGTATATCTACAGACTTTGTTTCTGGATGGCATCGCATACAAGAAAAAATTACTAGAATTATAATAATTAATGATTATTTAAGAACAGTTGATACTGGTGATATAGTACAATCTAGTACTGGATCTGCAACTGTAGCAAAAGTTAAAGCAACGTCAACTGATCTTATGATTTATTTAAAAGACGAAAAGGGAACTTTTGATACTACTGATTTTTTAAATTTATATGATTTTGCAAACGATCTAACTGCACCGATTGGTACATATACTGAAGTTACGTTAGGTGAAACTTCTGAAGAATTTGGCTTATGGTTAATTGACTCGCCAGTATACACTTCTACTAATACTCCGTTTGAAACTGGAAAAGGATTAGTATATCTTGATGTATTAGAAGCAAGTAATTACAATGCAGGTACTCAGACAAGAATTGACTATGTTAATGTCTTAGATACAGTAAACAGTATAGGAGAAGTTAATCTAGCTAGAGATAGAGTTAATATAATTGATCAATTAACATACAACGATCCTGATAACGGAATAGTTTTATCAGATAAATGGATTGTACGAGTACCTACTAATTTGTCAAACAGTGTAAGTAGTAATCTAGTAGGTATCGGTAGTAGTTCAAATCCGTCATACGAATTTTATATGTATAATTATGAAAATGCTATTGATGTATCTGCAAGCGGAATTACACATGCTATTACTAATAAAACTCAAACTGTATATGATGTATGGGATGGGTACATTGATATTGATTTTTCTGGATACACTAATTTTGAAGGAACAATATACGGTTTAAAGGTTGGTGATGTAATACAAGATGTGCAACGACCACTAGACATAAATGGTCAACCTAGCACAAATCCAACACCAACAGATCATGAAGCTACTATTGTCTATATAAAAAGAAATACAGGTGTTGACTTTCAAAAGGTAAGAGTATATATTAAAATTAATAGTGGATTGTGGGACTTAGAGCCAAATATTGCACAAGTTCAAATACTTAGACTAGCAGGTACAACAACTGACGGCACAGTAAGAGAAGTAAACAGGCTTATAGGTGAAATAAACGATTTTAATGCAGACACTGTTGTACCATCAGGCGATGCCGGAAAGTTTTTAGTATTCGAAGCTGATAATGATTTTGCTTATTCTCAATATAGCGAAATTTTTGATCAAGAATATTATTTTTATACTGTACTTACTCAGACACTTGCTTCAGAAATTACTGCAAGCGCTCCGAGTTCTTTAAACTTAGACTGGTCTCAAATCTATCATATTGAAACAAACGAAGCAGGTAATCCTAGTTTAAATGGTGTAGGAGCCGTGGCTATCTATAGTAAGTCAGGCATCAATAATTATGTTCTTAATCAAGTTTTAGTAAGTGAATTTAACTTTAACGTATTAAATGAAAATTTTGGTAAAAAGGTTAAAATATTAAATTCTAATAATGGTTATAAGTTGTGTGTTTCGAGTAAAGGTTCGGGCACAGAAGAAAATTCAGGAATAATAACTTTCTTTGAACATGGACCTATAGATGTAACGAATTATAGAGGAAAATATAATTCTAATGAAAATTATGTCATAGGTGAAACAGTAAGCAACGAAGGAAGATATTATAGAGCAAGAACAACATTAACTTCTGATAATGACATTGATGATAGCAATAGTTGGGAAGATATTAGTTGGAGGAGAACTACTGATGAAAAATACCGAGGTACTATCGCAATAAATTCAGAATATGGAAAAGGAAGTGTTGTACTGTATAACAATGGATTATATAAAGCAAAAACAAATATAATTACCTCGGCAACTATCGGAGATCTTTCAACTGATGCAAGTTGGACAGCAGTTGATAACAACGTGGAATATATTGGATATATTCCTTGGATAACGTCAAGTCTAATAACTGGCGATGCGCAGTTTGATAACACTGATATAGTATTGTTTAGTGATGACTTTATTGTTAGTGAAAATGCAAATATTTTAATAACAAAAATTTCACAAACAGGAAATTCTATTGCGTTGGTAGTTTATGTGCTTGATAATGGAAGGTATAGATATCAACAAACTATAGATGATACCGATGGCAATGTAGGGTTTGCAACTAGTTTTAAATTAAATCCACAAGGGAATAAATTAGCAGTCTCGAGAACTTTAGATGGAATTGGTTCAGTACACATATATAATTTTGTTAGCGGACAGTTTGATGTAAACAATCCACAAATTATTACACCACCGTCTGTGTTTACAACCAAAAAGTTTGGATATACTTTGTCCTTTGGCGAAGAAAATTTAGCCATTGGTAGTTTAGATGCTAGGGTGTTTATTGACGATAGTACTGATTTTATAGTAAACGGAATATTTACTCCTGAAGTTTACGATCAAGGAGTAGTATATTATTATGAAGAAGTTAACAATAACTTAATTTTTGCAGAAAGAATTACCTACGGAGTAATCGACGATAATGCTGAACAAAATGTAAAGATTAATGGAAATCATTTGTATATTGGTGCATCGGCTCAAGATAATAATCAGTATCAAGGTGAGTTTTTTAATTATAGGAAAACCTACGATGCAAAGACTTGGACAGTAACTAGACAAATATCAGATCCTGTAGATATTAAAAAAATTAAGAGTGCATTTTTGTATAATAAAACCCGTGATGAAATTGTTTCTTACCTAGACTTTATTGATCCAATACAAGGAAAGATTGCAGGACCTGCAGAAAAGAATATTACTTATAAAACACCTTATGATCCTGCATCGTATAATGTCGGTGATGCTGCTGATACAGTATTTTGGTCAGATGACCATGTTGGAAAAATTTGGTGGGATATATCTAAATGTAAATTTACATATCCATATCAAAAGTCTATACAATACCAAAAAGATAATTGGAATGAATTACAGCCTGACGCATCAGTAGATGTTTATGAATGGGTAGAATCTGTTTATTTGCCTAGCACATGGGACGAATTATCAAATTTACCAGAAGGTTCGACACTCGGCATTTCTGGAACAACATTATACGGCGATACACAGTTTAGTAAACGCTTTATATACGACAATGACAGTCAGACATTTAGTGAAATTTACTACTACTGGGTGCGCAATAAAAATAGTGTTCCTAAAACAGATACTAACAGAACAATTTCCGCTTTAGATATTGCAAGATTAATTGCAACACCGAGAGAGCAGGGATATAGATTTATAAGTTTCTTAAGTTCTAATGGTATATCTTTAAATAATTGCGATAGTTTAATTACAAATGATGATATAGTTTTAAATATTAGGTATCACATACAGGATAATCGTAATCAAAATGAACATGATGTTTATCAAATTCTTTCAGATGGTTTAAAAAATAGTGCACCGCATCCAATTATCGAAACAAAATGGTTTGATAGTCTAATTGGTTTTGATAAATCAGATAGGACTATACCCGATCCTGCACTATTAGAGAAAAACAGATACGGTATACAAAATAATCCACGTCAAGGCATGTTTAAAAATAGAGTAGAGGCTTTAAAAAATCTTGTTGATAGGGTTAATATAGTTCTAGAAAACAATAATATAGTTGACAATATTGATATGCAACGTTTAAATTTAGTTGACGAATTACCTACTATTAATTCTGGATTATTTGATGTTACATTTAATAATGAAACTGAACTTACTTCTATTAACTCGAAAATAAAAACACCAATTTTAAAACCAGTTATAACCAACGGTAAAATAACTAACGTACAGATATTAGATCCTGGTAGAGGATATAAAGTGCCTCCTACTTATACAATAAACGGCATAGGACAAGATGCTAATTTTGAAATAGAAATTAATAATCTAGGACAAATAACCCGTGTAAATCTTACTAACAATGGATCAAACTATGATAATAATACTAGTATTACAGTAAGAGCATATAGCGCTCTTGTTATAACTGATAATACACTATCTGATAATTCTTGGGCTATTTATAGATATAATTCTACTGAAGAAACATGGCAAAAAACAAGAGTACAAAGTTATTCTGTTCCGAGATATTGGCAGTATATTGATTGGTATGCAGCTGGATATAATGCATTATCAAAGGTTGACCATTACATAAAGGGCACATATCAAATAGAAGGAACTAATGCAAAATTAGGTCAAATTATAAAAGTTGAAAATGTAGGCACAGGGGGCTGGTTATTGCTTAAAAGAAAGTCTACAACAGATAATGAAGATTTTACACAAGTTTACGATACTATTGGCAGACAGAATGGTACAATTAAACTTTTACCTTCGCTTTATGGCGTAAATTCTAGCACAGGATTTGATAATAGAAGTTTTGATAATTTTAGTTTTGATAAAGATCCTAGAATTGAATTAAGAATAATATTAGAAGCAATTAGAGACGATATATTTGTCGGAAACTTGCAAAATGAATATAACCAGTTGTTTATTTCGTCATTAAGATATATCTTGAACGAACAGCGTTCAGTGGACTGGTTCTTTAAAACAAGTTTTGTTAAAGTAAAGCATCATGCAAGTACATTAGAACAAGATATAACATTTAATGTTGATAATTTGGATAATTATAAGTCTTATATAGAAGAAGTAAAACCTTTTAAAACTGTATTAAGAGAATTTATTAGTAATCATACAAAAACAGAAGAAACAAATACTTCCGTTACTGATTTTGATTTACCTACTTACTATGATGATATAAAAGAAAAGATAGTTCCTAATAATGTTAAAATTACAAACGGAGAAATAGTAACAACCGATGATAATATTACAGAATATCCAAGACGTAATTGGTTAGATAATGTTGGCTTTGAAATTACCGATATTAAAATTACAAATAGCGGCACAGAATATACAACAAAGCCAGCAGTCGAAGTTATCGGCGGCGGCGGCAGCGGCGCAGTAATAGAAGCATTTATTGGGTACGGGAATATTACCGGATTAAAAATTGTATATCCAGGTGAAGGCTATACATCAATACCAACTATTCAAATAGCACCTCCTCCTAATTCAGAAGGAGTTCAAGCAACAGCTTACCCTGTCTTAGGTAGAAGTAAACCTAGAACAATTAGATCTACAATTAAATTTGATAGAAATTGGCCAGTACTAACCCAATCTGTAAATACATTAGAGCACACACAATCGTTTACCGGAACAGGAACACAAACAGTGTTTGATTTAGAATGGCCGATGCAAGTTTTAAATAGTACTTATGTAGTATACATTAACAATACCGAGGTATTATCAGGACAATATTCAGTAACTAATATTCAAGATATGTCCAAAGGTTATACAAGATATAAAGGTCGAGTTGTATTAAGTACACCGGCTGGTGTAGGCGATACTGTTACTATTGTCTATAACAAAAGTTTAGAAATATTAAATGCTATTGATAGAATTAAGTTTGCGTATAATCCAAATGATAATATGATTAGTAAAGATGCAGCACAATTAATGGATGGTATTGATTATGCTGGTGTACAAATTGATACTTTAGATTTTGGAACAGCACGTGGCTGGGGCAACGGCGAATGGACTGATTTTGACTATGATACTGATGAAGAATTAGAAGATCTAATTGTAGAACTTGACGGTTCTAGTACAAGTATAATATTACCTAGAGCACTAGAATTAGATGTGTCATATAACATTTACAGGATTGGTATAGATTCTAATGATAATATCTTTAGTAACATTAGACACGATGACGAAAACTTTGGTACTGCCCAACAATCTAATCTAAACGCAACTTGTCAAACATTAGTCGGCGACGGTGAAACACAGGTAATTAATCTAAATGACTTAGGAATAATGACTGCAATTAGAGAAGGAGAATCATATGTAAAGATTGTTGTAAGAAAAGTTACAAGCGATGGTAGTATTTTACCTTACGGTGCAACTTATGATACTGATATTAGTGGTGGTGATTTAAACTATTTAAATGCAAGTGGACAAAGACCTGAAGACATTATAATTGATGGTGATAACTTTGTTACTCCTGAAAGTGCAAAAAGTGTTGAAGAACTAGTTCCAGGACAAGTGCAAGATACACTCGATATGCAAGTTACTACTAAAGGAGAAGATAGTGCAGTATATAGTTATAGAATCTTTAAAGACATAACAAATAATACAACTTATAAGCGTATTGATAGCCCAACAACTAAACTTTCAAAAGAACTTACGCAGTATGATTTACAAATTGAAGTTAAAGATGCAACTAACTTACCAGAACCAGATAGAGAATTAAATTTACCTGGGGTGCTTTGGATAGGTAAGGAGCGTATTGAATACCTAGTTAAGGATGAAAATAGACTTAGACTAATACGTCGAGGAACGCTTGGTACAGGAGTGCGTGATGTACATCCACTAGGTACACCAGTGTATGATCAAAGTAGAACAAAAAATATTACATATGAAGATGTAACGCAAACACAAACAGTTGATAGTGCAGATGTATCTTCAGTTGCAAGTACATTTGAATTAGGGTTTATACCTAATTCTGTCGATGAGTTTGAAATCTTTATTAATGGTATTAGACTAACTGGTAAAACGTCTAAATTATATAATCCTAATATAGCACAAGACTCGCCTGAAGGTGATGAAGATGTAGCAGCAGATTTTACATTATCGTATGTAATTGAAAACGACACACCAGTACAAGCAATAATTGATATTACTAATTCGTCATTGCTAGAGTTTGCTACTAGAAACATTGTAGTAACTAGGAAAAAAGGCTCAATGTGGAACGTAATAGGCGAATCAATAACTGAAACAGAAACAAGTATCGGGTTCTTTCTGAGATCCGGAAACTAATAAATACATTGTATAGGAAGACAACATGAACAGTATAACAGATTTAAACGGAATAGCAGTACAGGGCCATATTAAGATATACGATCCTAGCAATGGCGAAGTTTTTGTACAAAAGCGTAATGCAATACACTACGAAAATATGAGTGTTGCTCTTGCAGAAAGTATGGCAAACTTGGGTAAAGGATTTATATACGAAATGAGCTTCGGCAACGGCGGCACAAGTGTTGATCCAACAGGTATTATTACATATCTAACACCAAACAGTACAGGCGCAAATGCAAGTCTTTATAATCAAACATATTCAAAAGTTGTAGTTGACGACGGACTGCTTAATAATAATCCAGAAAGCAATTATTTAGAAATTAGACACGTTACAGGAACAAATTATACAGACATACTTGTAAGTTGTTTACTAGACTATTCAGAGCCTGTTGCACAGGAAGCATTTGATAATGCTACTAATTTGTCTAGTGATTATATATTTGATGAATTAGGGTTGCGTAGTAAATCAAGTGATCCAAATGAATCAGGTAAACTGATTACACATGTTATTTTTCACCCTGTACAAAAATCATTAAACAGACTAATACAAATTGACTATACAGTGAGAATACAGAGTTTGTCAGGAGGTAATGCATAATGCCTTATATAGTTAGATTTACAGACTTTGTAAATAAGGGATCTATTGAAATCAGTGACGGAGAAATTAACTTAATCGATACTAGTTTAAAATTTCCAGGTAAAGGTGCAATTGGTTATGGCCAAGCAATTGCTGATAATTTTCTACATTTACTAGAAAACTTTGCAGGTGCATCTGAACCTAGTAACCCTGTTGAAGGACAATTATGGTATGATACTTCAGCCGGCATTGATCAATTAAAAATATATGATAGTGCTCAATGGCGCACGGCAAGTGGATTTGTAAAAGCAGCTTCACAGCCATTATCTAATCAGTCGTCACCGGGCGACTTATGGGTTGATACAGTTAACCAACAATTATATATCTTTTCAGGAAATACTTGGTTGTTAATTGGACCTGAAGCAGGAACAGGACTACTTACAGGCGGCAGAGCACAAACTGTTTTAGACATTGATAATCTAAGCAAAAGTATATTCATTATGTATATACAGGATATACCATATGCTATTGTAAGTGCAGAAGAATTTACACCTAAAACTGCTATCAGTGGGTTTGGTACTCTTAAGAAAGGTTTTAATTTACGTAATGAAGGTAGTATAGATAATCCTATAAAATTTATTGGTGTAGCTGAAAGTGCTAAAGGACTAATAGTTGTTGAAAGTAGCGGCGCAGTTGAAGTTGCTGCTGAAAAATTTATAAGAACTGATTCTCGTGCAATTTTAAACGAACAACTTACAATCAATAATAACTCTGGAGTTAAACTTGGAACAGATAGCCAATTCCAGATAGGTGTAAATGGTACGTCAGTTGAATTAAAAAACAATAACCAAATATCTTCAATCGATTTAATACTTAAAGATATAGATCAATCTTTTAATACTGTTTTAAGAGTCAATAGTGAAGAAAGGGTAGGCATTAATAACCTTGCACCAAGTCAGGCACTTGATGTTATAGGTAATATTAAAGCAACAGTTGATACAACAGATCCTACTAACACAGGTAAAATAGAAGCTAGTAATACTGAAAATGCTATTAACTTTAGTTCAGGCTCTCTTGTAGTAAAAGGCGGCGCTGGGATTGCTCAAGATTTACATATCGGCGGCAGTATAAACATTGCAGGAAGCACTATAGTAAATGCCCATATATTGCCTGCACTAGAAATTAACTCTTACGATATAGGATCGTCAGATGCTCCTTTTAAGAGAATGTATGCAGAATCATTTTTAGGAAATGTTACTGGTAATGTTACTGGTAATGTTACTGGTAGATCAACTACTGCTGATAAATTAACTAATGCAACTACATTTAGAATGCAAGGCGATTTTACAAGTAATAGTTTTGAGTTTGACGGACAGTCAGGATCTGAAAAGGTATTTGAAGTTTCAATATCAAACGATATCGTTGCTAGTAAAACAAGACTTAGAGCTGATTTAATCAGTAACACAGACGAACTGTTAATTAACAAAACTACAGGAGCAGATTCAGGACTGTATAAAGTAAACAAAGTTGATTTATTGTCATCTGTGCCTATTACACCGGTCGGTAGTATTATGCCATATGCAGGTGTTACAGCGCCTGCAGGTTGGTTACTATGCACAGGGCAAGAAGTATTTAAAACTGACTACAACGAACTATGGCAAGTGATAGGACATAACTTTAAATCAGCAAGTTTAGTTAGCGATGGCGGAGATTTAAAATTCGGATTACCTGATTTAAGAGGTAGATTTCCTTTAGGTGTTGATAATATGGGCGGCCAAGCAGCAAACCGTGTTACTGGATCAGTTGCAAGTTTTACAAACGTTCAGCAAACATCAACAACGGGTACTGGTTCTGGCGCTGTATTCAGTGTACAACTTAATGCTGGAAATTATAATGTACAAGTTACTAATCCAGGTACTGGATATACAGTTGCAGAAAAAGTTACAATTTCTGGAGTTATATTCGGCGGCGCTACACCTACTCATGATCTAGTAATTACAATTAACTCATTAACTGTAGGTGGAATTGCTACATTTAGCTTTACAGGTATTGCATTTGAAGGCGGCGGCCCAGATACAATAGGTCAATCACAAGGAAATCAATCATATGCAATTAATACACAGAATTTACCAGACCATGATCATACTTTAGAAGGTGAAGAATCTCAATTCTATGCTATCAGTCAGAAAGCACAGGATCCAGATAACCCGGGGCAGTTATTAACCGATCCAGACGGTATTCCTATATCTATAGAAGCAGGTGCCTCGGGTTATCAAGGAAAAACAACTACAGGAGGTATAGAAACAGGCGGTGCCTTAGGTTCACCACTTAATGTTATGAACCCCTACTTGGCATTAAATTATATTATATACGCAGGAACATCAACATGAGCTATCAATTAAATAAAACAAACGGTACAGTACTAGTAGACTTAATTGACGGAAAGATTGATACTACAAGTACAAACTTAACGCTTGTAGGTAGAGGGTATAGGGGCTACGGTGAAGTTTTTAATGAAAACTTTATCAAATTGCTTGAAAACTTTTCGAATACTGCTGCACCAAGCAATCCGTTGACAGGGCAGTTATGGTGGGATAGCGCAAACAACCAGTTAAAAATTTATACTGGTGTAGAATGGAAATCAACAGGCGAACCGTTTATTCAGTCAACACAGCCTATTGGATTAGCAGCTGGTGACTTTTGGTTTAACAATAGTGATGACCAGTTATACTTTTTTGATGGCGGCGGCGATCCATTATTAATTGGACCGAGTTTTACTAAAAACCAAGGTAAAACAGGTTTCTTCGTTGAAACTATTAAAAGTATTACAGAAGTTGAGATTACAATTGCAAAACTATACATCAATAACGAAGAAGTTGGTTTATTTAGTAACATAGAATTTACACCTGCTGTAGTGGCTAGAATTCCAGCACTTGTATCAGCAAGTAATCCTAATGGTATTATATTCAAAGGGTTTAACGTATACGATAAAGTAAATTTTAAGTTTATTGGTACTGCTGAAAGTACTTCAAACTTAGCAACAACTGACGGACAATTACTCAATGCTGATCAGTTTATTAGATCTGATATTGATAGTTTAACAACTGGTAGATTAGAAATAAGAAACACAAACGGTTTAATATTCTCAAATACTACTAACACGATTATGAGTATGCGCCCACAGGGTGCTAATTTCTTTATCGAAAATCCTATCTCAAATAGTGACCTTGCATTAAGAGTTGTGTCTGGGGCTAACTTAGGTAACTTAACTAACGCTGTATACATTGATGCTAGTGAAGGTAGAGTTGGTATAATGAATATTGATCGACTTCCGTTATATACGCTAGATGTTGAAGGTGATACACGAATAACAGGCAACTTAATTGTTGAAGGTGAGCAATTAAGCGTTGAAGTTACAACCTTGCAAGTTTTGGATAAATCGATAAAACTTGCTGTTACTGCTGACGGTACAGCACAAGACGATTTATTTGCAGACGGCGGTGGTATTATTGTTAGATCTACACAGGGCGATAAAACGTTCTTATGGGAATACGATTCAAACGCTTGGGAATCAAACAAAGATTTAAATTTAACAAGTGAATCGCTAAGTTATAGAATTAACGGTAGTATTAAATTAACAGAAAACAGTTTACAAAACATTAACTTTGCAGATGATTTAGTTAGACTAGGTACATTGGTGTATTTAGATGTAGATAACATTAACATAGACGGCAATACTGTTTTAGCAACAGGTAATTTAAATTTACAAGCTACAGGTAATATTACATTTACTACAGGCGGCCAGTTACAAATTAACCCTGTTGCTAGAATAAGTGGTATTGCTACACCACAGAATCCAGGTGATGCTGCTAACAAAGTATATGTCGATAATACAACATTAACACAGCCATTAGCTATGTCATTAGACGTTACAGGTATTGATACTAACCTAGCATATCTAGAAATTGTTGCTTCTTACTTAGCAGGACTGTTTCCAGTTGAATCTGTTAACGTTGGTAAACTAGCAAGAATACACACAACTAGTTATAGTAGTGTTACAATTAATATTGAAACAGCAAAGAATATTTCAACGGTTGCTGTTGACAAAAATGGTACAGAAAATCAACCAGTGGTTCGAGATATTGCGTTTAACAATATCGAATTCACAAATCCAAACAGACAACTTTTAACTTATGAAGTGCAGGCAAATACTGATCCTGTCACTAACATTACAACAATTGAATGGGTAAACATAGGTATTGAAAGTTTATAAAGATACGATAAATAATAATAGCATTTAGGGGTACAGAATATGGCTTATCAAATTGATAGATTCGACAATTCACTGTTAACAACAGTAGAAGATGGAACTATAGATCAAACAACCAATATCAAATTTATTGGTAAAAACTACGCAGGGTACGGAGAGATTCAAAACGAAAACTTATTGTTCTTGTTAGAAAACTTTGCAGGCGGAAACGCACCAACTAGAGCAATTAGAGGGCAGTTATGGTACGATTCTACAAATAGTAAACTAAAATATTTTGTTGCTACTCCTGGCGCATTACCAGGTATTGGATATTGGAAATCAACAGGCGGTTCTGAGATCGCATCAAGTGCACCTAGTACACTTGTTAAAGGTGATTTTTGGTGGGACGAAGTAAACAATCAGTTATATGTGCATAACGGTACAGCAGGAGATAATCAATATACCCTAGTTGGTCCTCAGTCTGCTGGTTCAGGTATTACTAACATGGTAAGTGAACAAGTAATTGATACGTTAGGTGCTACAAAAACTATTATTAAAGCTGTAATTAATGATCAAACTTCGTATATTATAAGTAACGAAGAATTTACTTTAGGATCACTTAATCCTATTGCCGGCTTTGATAAAATTAAAAAAGGTACAACCCTAAAATATACTTTAGATTCAGACAACGGTGTTACAAATAGTACTAATGTAGCCGGAAATGATTATGTTTACCATGGTACTGCTTCTAATGCAGAAAAACTAGGTGGCGTTGCAGCAAGTGCATATGCACTAAGTGCCGCAGCTAACTTTTCTGCAACACTAACAGCACCTAGTGCAACTATAGATGGAATTTTTGGTCTATCTACACAAAGCGGTGCTGGTGTACTATCAAACAATAATGGTAGTAACAGTGAAATAATTTTTAAAACAACAAACGCTTCAGGTACACTAACTGATGTAGCAAAAATTACACACCCAGCAGTAGTTCCGGTATTAGACAATGTAACTGATTTAGGATCGCCTACATTACAATGGGCAGAAGTACATGCTGTAAACTTTAGAGGCGAATCTGATAAAGCAACTAATCTTAAAGTAAATGATCCTGCAGCAGGCGCACCTAGTCACCAAACAGCAACAGTCACTGCTGGCGGAAATACAATTGCCGCAAGAGATGCAAGCGGTGACATTACAGCAAATGTTTTTCATGGTACAGCAACACAAGCACAATTTGCTGACCTTGCAGAGAAATATACCACTGCTGAAGAATTACCAGCAGGCACAGCAGTTGCAGTATGTGGACATCCGGATCATGAAGTAGAGCCAGCAAGCGCAAGTTCATTCTGTATTGGTGTTGTATCAACAGATCCTGCGCTTATGATGAATTCAGAAGCAGAAGGGCAATATATTGGACTTAAAGGACGTTTACCAGTAAGAGTAAAAGGTCCAGTTTCAAAGGGTATGGCAGTGTATGCTTGGGCAGAAGGTGTATGTACAACTATTGCTTCAACGGCAATGGTAGGCATAGCACTAGAAACAAATAACGATGAGGGCGAAAAATTAGTAGAATGTGTTCTTAAGGTATAAAGGAAAGATAAATGGCCGTCGGAGATTTAATTACAGCATCAAGGTTTAACCTATTGCAAAACAGAATAGCAGCAGTTTTAGGAACTGGCGCTGGACAAACTGGATATGGACAAGGTGCTTCAGGTTATGGTGGTGCTATAAGTAGTGAAGAAGTAACAAACATCCCAGGCGGCAATATGCAAGTTAATGTTACTGCACAGTCTTTTAATAATTTATACAAAGACTTGATAAGAGCAAGATTACACCAAATTGGGTTATTAAGTTCTGAAATAACTGATCAAATAAAAAATCTTGAATTTGTAGCCGGAATTGATATTATAGGCGAAGAGTCAACTGGCACAGGAGCTGATGCTGAATTTAAAGGTATTGCTGATCTAGAAAGAATGATGGATAGAATCGAAACTGATAAATTCTTAGTTGATTCGACTCAGTCAGTAGTCGAATTGGGTACTTCTTCCACTAGAACTTCTCAATGGAATGGACAACTTATACATGAAGTAAAAGTTTCTTTTAATAATTCTGGTCATCGTAGACATTTTTTTAACTCAGGCGGTGAACTTAGAATAGAAACATCTAATTTAGGTTATGCAACCCCTAAAGGCAATGACTGGAGTGTTCTATTACAACGAGCAGGTATAGTTAAGTTTAACCATAGTGATACTAGTACAACTGACCAGGGAACACCTTCTGCAATCGGCAACTATGATTTAACAACTTCTTATCAATTAATTTATACTAAATTAAGCAATGGTGGAATATATCCTACATATAATCAAAATTTAATGGAAATATATGCAAAAGAAGTTTCTGATTCTGAAATACAATTTAAAATTGTATTTGATGATTTGGAAAGCGGCGCAGAAGATGATTTAATTGACGGAACTTTAAAGAGTAGTGTAAATCATTTAAGAGCAAAAAGTACTCTAACTGGTGATGATTTAATTGACTTTTATATCGAAGTTCCTGCACCAGTTTACCAAAACATAACAACACTGTAAAGTAAATAAACTATATATAATGATATAGTTTGACAGGAGTCCCAATGCCTACCTTTATTACAGCCACGCGATATAACAATCTACGTTCTCGAATATTATCAGTAATGGGAGATTCTTCTTCAGGTGCTAACGAAACATATGGCTACGGAAACAGTATTGATTCTACAACAGTAGCAGCAACATCTAGCGGTGATTTGATTAGTGAACAACAGTATTTAGATATTTATAGCGATATTGTAAGAGCAAGAGTACACCAGATTGGAACAACCGCTTTTGGGACAATTGAAAGTCCTTATGTAACTGGTGATTACCTTGCAAACACAACTAATACTGATAAAATTGAAGAAGCTCACATAATATATCTTGAAGGTTTAATGACTGATTGCGAAAATAATAGATTTGACCTACATACTAGTCAACGTTCTGAAACTTCATATTCGAGTAATAGCAGAACAACTCCATGGAATGGTGCTGTAAATCATGAATTCACACTAACATTTGCAGACGCTGCTGCACGTAGAGAATTTTTTAATGCAGGTAGTAGAGTGAAAATAGATTCTACACAAACAGGCGATAACTCTA